ATAGTCCGGCGCTATATCACATACGCCATGTGAAGTCAAGCATTATTGTCCTAACGAGGGAAAACAATATGAATGAGGCAGATGTACTACATTACGAGCAGATACAAGATATGCTGCTTACAGACGGTTGGAAGAATGTACACAAAGAAATTAGCATTCTTACAGACGCAATAGAGGGCATAGATGCTGTTAGTAGCATTGAAGACCTTTATTACAAGAAGGGACAGCTGAACATAGCAAATCTAATATTGAACTTGCCGCATACGGTAGACTCAACTTTAGATGTCCTTAAAGAGGAAGCGCAGGATGACTAGGCGTATCTATGAATTTCTCTGCCCAGACCAACACGTCACTGAGCGCTTTATTGACGAAGAGGTAAGGGAAACAGAGTGTTCTACCTGCGGCAAAACAGCGACTAAGATAATTTCTGCTGTTCAATGCACACTAGATCCTATATCAGGACATTTTCCTGGATCTACTATGAAGTGGGCAAAGAATAGAGAAGATCAGATTAGACGCGAAAGACGTGAGGACAACTCGTAAGAGCCTCACAAGTCCATCAATCTCCATAATGATTTAATCACGGAGTTTTAATAATGGCTACACTGATAGATGAAGAAATAGGACGACAAGAAGACGACAACGTAGAACAGTTAGACGCACTAGCCTCGGAAGAGCAACCTAGTGAAGAAGACAACGTACCGGACAAGTATCGCAACAAGAGTGCTGCTGAGCTTGTACAAATGCACCAAGAGGCTGAGCGTATGCTTGGTCGTCAGAGTGGTGAGGTAGGTGAGCTACGCAAGGTTGTTGATGAGTTTGTAATGTCACAATCCTCAAGTAAAGAAGAACCTGTAGACGAAGAGATTGATTACTTTTCTGATCCTGAAAAGGCAATACAGAAAGCAATAGACAATCACCCTGCTGTCCGAGAAGCTCAAAGAACTTCTACGGATATGAAGAAGTCAAGCGCACAAGCTATGTTAAAGGATAAACACCCTGACATGGCTGAAGTGTTGCAAGACTCTGCTTTTGTTAGTTGGGTTGGTGAAAGTTCGTTTAGGACTAAACTGTTGCAACAAGCTGATCGAAACTTTGATTATGAAGCAGCTGACGAGATATTCAGTCTGTGGAAAGATCGTAAAGCATTGATTGGTCAAACTGTAAACGCTGAAAAGTCTAGTAGAAATGCTACCGTTAAGAGTGCATCTACTGGAGGAGCTTCAGGAACGCAGACGAATAGTAAGAAAATCTTTAGGCGTGCAGACATTATTAAACTAATGAAAAACGACCCTGATAGATATTCAGCCATGTCAGATGAGATAATGGTAGCTTATCAAGAGGGGCGCGTTAAATGATTAAATAACTAAGGAAGAAATAAGATGACTACATCAGTATATCCCGCTCAAGGCGGTGTTGTAAATAACACCAAAGCAGCAACCTTTATTCCAGAGATTTGGAGTGACGAGGTACGTGCAGCGTATGAGAAGAGTCTCGTACTTGCTAACCTAGTAAAGAAGATGGGCATGACAGGCAAGAAAGGCGATACTATCAATATCCCTGCTCCTGTTCGTGGCGAAGCTGTAGCTAAGACTTCAGGCACTGCCGTTAGTATCCAAGGCAACACTGAAGGTAACGTACCTGTACTCATTGACAAGCACTTTGAGTATTCACGTCTCATCGAAGACATTACTGAAGTACAGGCTTTGTCTAGCCTACGTCAGTTCTACACTGGTGACGCAGGTTATGCACTTGCTCGTCAAGTAGACACTGATCTACACGCACTTGCAAAAGACTTAGGTAACGGCGCAGACTCTTACGTCAACACAGCTTCGTTCTATTGTGATGCGTCTACAGGTCTTACTGCTTTTGCTACAGACACAGTTACAACAGCAGATGTCTTTACTGATATTTGTTTCCGTGACTTGATTCAAAAGATGGACGATGCAGACGTTCCTTTTGATAACCGTTGCTTTGTAATACCACCTTCATTGCGTAATGCAATTATGGGTGTTGATCGTTACGTGTCTTCTGACTTTGTTAGTGGCGCGCCTGTAGAGAATGGCAAGATTGGTAACCTGTACGGCATTGACGTATTTGTATCTACCAACTGCGCTACTTCTGAAGCAGCAGGTGACAACACAGCGGGTGGCGAAATCAAAGCTGCATTGCTCCTCCACAAAGACACGTTCGTGTTAGCGGAGCAAATGGGTGTTCGTTCGCAGACGCAGTACAAGCAAGAGTGGCTTGCCAACTTGTATACTGCTGATCAGCTGTACGGTGTGAAAGCACTCCGTCCTGATTCTGCATTCATCATGAACGTAAACGCCTAAATAGGAGTTGGGGAGGCAGTTCTTCGGAGCTGTCTCTCCTTTTCTTTATGAGTAAAAAAGACCCAAAATTATCCAGAGCAGGCGTTAGTGGGTATAACAAGCCCAAACGTACTCCTAATCATCCTAAGAAGAGTCATGTAGTAGTCGCTAAAGAAGGTGACACAGTTAAGACTATTAGGTTTGGACAACAAGGCGTTTCAGGTGCAGGCAAAAGCCCTAAGACATCTTCAGAAAAAGCCAGAAAGAAGTCCTTTAAAGCAAGACACGCTAAGAACATATCTAAAGGCAAAATGTCAGCCGCCTATTGGGCAGACAAAGTTAAATGGTAACTAACAGGACATAGACATGACAGTCATAGTAACCAAGAATAGCTCTACCGCTTCTGCCGTACCAACTACGAGTGACTTGGTTAAAGGCGAACTTGCGGTCAATGTAACTGACAAAAGACTATTCACAGAGAATGCGTCTACTCAGATTGTAGAGTTGGGTACTAATCCTTCTACCATCACAACCACTACCGCGACTGTATCAGGTACTCTAACAGCCAACGGTACGTTTGCTTCTAGCAACGCAGTCGTCACAGGCGGCACAATCAACTCTACGCCTATTGGGGCGACAACCGCATCTACTGTACGAGGCACGACAGTAACGGCTACTACAGGCTTTGTAGGCGGTCTGACAGGCAATGTAGTAGGTAACGTCACTGGCAACGTCACAGGCAATGTAACTGGTAACGTAACAGGCGATCTAACAGGTAATGTCACAGCCTCTAGCGGTACATCTACGGTTAACAACCTAGTCGTTAACGGCACAGTAGACTTTACAAACACACGACTGACAGACGTAGCCGAACCTACGGCAAGTTCTGACGCTGCTACTAAGAACTACGTTGATACTTCTATCGCGGCTGTCATTGATGGCGCACCTGCGGCACTAGATACTCTAAACGAGTTAGCTGCTGCACTGAACGATGACGCATCCTTCCATACTACAGTGACCACTTCCCTCGCGGGTAAGCTACCGTTAGCGGGTGGAACTATGACAGGTCAACTGTCACTCGGCACAAACAAGATTGTCAGTGTAGGCGATCCTACCCTAGCGCAAGACGTAGCGACTAAAGCCTACGTTGATGCAGCAGACGGCAATGGACTCCCACTATCCGGTGGCACTATGTCTGGTGCTATCGCAATGGGTACGAACAAGATCACAGGTATGGGTGACCCGACTGCTGCTCAAGACGCAGCAACTAAAGCCTACACAGACTCGATACTAGGCAGTGCTACCTCGGCAGCTACATCAGCCGCAGCAGCAGCTACATCAGCTTCTAATGCTTCTACTTCTGCTAGTGGCGCAGCGACTTCCGCTACAAACGCAGGCAACTCAGAAACAGCAGCAGCTAGTTCTGCCGCAGCAGCAGCAGCTTCTTTTGATCAGTTTGATGACATTTACCTTGGCGCTAAGTCTTCTGCTCCAACTGTGGATAATGACGGCAACGCTTTAGCAACAGGTGCTTTGTACTTTAATACTGTCAGCGACACGATGTTTGTCTACTCAGGTTCTTCGTGGGCAGCAGCAGGTTCAGCAGTAAACGGCACAGCAGAGCGGCAGGAGTACACGGCTACGTCAGGTCAGACTACCTTCTCAGCGACCTACGATGTGGGCTTTGTGGATGTGTATTTGAACGGCTCTAAGTTAATACCTACCACGGACTTCACAGCAAGTAACGGTGCTACGATCGTTTTAACCACAGGCGCGGTGACAGGCGATAACGTCTCTATCATTGCCTATGGCGCGTTCAACGTGGCTGATGTGTACACACAGGCACAAAGTAATGCTCGATTCTTGCAGGTGTCCAATAACCTGTCTGACGTTACCGCTACTACAGCTAGAACTAACTTAGGCTTAGTGATAGGCACAGACGTTCAAGCCTATGATGCTACCATCGTAGTAGACGCAGACATTGGCGTGACTGT